ACGGTCAAGAGACCAGGTTCGCACATGAGCAACAATGTCTTCAGTCGTTGCGTTCATAATAATCTTTTCGGAAGTAACGGGATAATACATTGCTATTGTAGAACGCTGGTTCTCCGTTGTCAAGGGACTCTGTGAGGACATTATTGATGAAGAGTTGCCGAGTCTCCTCATAGTTTGTTTTGCCCTTTGTTTGATGTAATGATAGGATAGTTCGACTAAAATTTTCTCTGCCCAACTTGTCAACATCTTCTTTAAGTTCTGGACAAGACCCATAGTATTCTTTCCAATTAGATTCTGATTTTACTTTGCGTTTTTTACCTTTTGGAGTTCTGAACTGCCACAGATATTTCCTGCCAATATATTTTTTACCATTCAATTTATTTTCAATTAAGTAAACAAAACCATAATGATCTCCTATATCCTCACTACGAAAAGGAGTTTCATTATACATCCAAGGATTTTCATAGTCAGTATCGATACTCATTAATGATGTGCAACACTTCATCCAGATATTTATGAGCGAGTCCTTTCATGTCCATATCATATCTAAGATGTTCTTCGTGAAGTTGATGCTTTAGTTTTAAAATACGAATTTTCAGTTCATCCTTGTCCAATTTATTTTTAGACATAAAAAAGAGGAGACTATTGCTCCTCTATGTAGTCATTATTACTCAACCATTCTTTACAATAGTCATAATCTCCAAACAAATACTCATCATACTCAGCTGCTTGCTGGTATGCGTTTAGGATTTCTTGTTCGCACCATTCGTCATAGTTTGAATCCTGAGAAAGTATTTTTGGTAACATCTTGTTTAATACCACCAATTACATAACTCTCGATTTCCGTTTCTTGGGGTGCCACCTGAAGACCTTTAGAGGAAATCCAGTGCTGAGTCCAAGGAAGTGGGTTATTGTTTGCTGCAATATCGTATTGGGGTTTTAACCCAATTGCTTTAAGTCTTCTGTTTGCAATCCATTCAACGTATTGCTGAAGAAGTTTATCGTTAAGTCCAATCATGCTGCCATTTTTGAACAGATAATCTGCCCATTTCTTTTCTTCGTTTACAGCACGATCAAACATCTTATACGTCCACTCCTCCTCTTCCTGCATTATTTGTTTCATCTCTGGATCATCACCATCACGCCATTTGTTCAAAACATTCTGCGTGATTGCTAGGTGTTGGTTTTCGTCTCTTGCGATAAGAGAGATAATTTTAGCGGATCCTTCCATAAGCTTAAGTTCGCCAAAGGCGAAACTACAAGCAAAACTAACGTAGAAGCGAATACCTTCAAGAATGTTAACGTTGGCAACTGCTCTGTACAGTTTTCGTTTGACATCATTGAGTGTCTCCTTTGCATTTGTGACTCCTTCAAGTCTAAACATCCAATCATTAGATGTTCCATAACTTTGTGCTGATTGAATGAAGTCATCATATGATTCTGTAACAGTCTTAGCACGTTCTAGAATACGCTCATCTTTGATGATTGTATCAAACACCTCACTTGGGTCTGAATAAACATTTTTGATGATGTATGTGTAGGAACGACTATGAATCATCTCCATAAATCCCCATACTTCCATACACGCTTCCAGTTCAGGAAGTGAGCAGTATGGTATGAATGCCATTCCAGGTCCGCGTCCCTGAACAGAATCAAGCATAATCTGATACTTGAGATTAGAAGTATAGATATGCTTTTGCTCTGGACGAAGTGTTTGATAATCACCTCGGTCTTTTTGGAGAGATACCTCTTCAGGTCTCCAGAAGTATCCAAGTTGTTGTGTGGTCAGCTTATCAAAGACAGGATATTTGTATGAATCGTATCTCTGAATTCCTAGTGGTTTACCAAAAAACATTGGTTGCTTTTTGGTATCAACTTTTTCGGTATTAAAAACCGTCATCCCTTTGATTTGAGGTCCCTCTGTTGAGGAAATTTTAAACTGCATTTTTTGACCTCCAGGTAGTCCATTGTGCATCTTCATATAGCACACACATAGTATTTACCACAGTCAAATTTTACAACTTTCACAATCTTCCTCTTCGGCACTAGAAAGTTCTTGGAGGAGTGATTGAAGATTAGGTTTTTCCTCAACTACTTCATCAGTTTTAATATCATAAGTGTTTTGATAATATGCTGTTTTCCAACCATAGCGATAACAGGTCAAAAGGTCTTGTGCCATTATTGAAGTAGGAACTTCATTATCTGGGTAATGCTCTGGATTATAGGACCAGTTTCCAGAAATTGCTTGATCAAAGAACTTCTGCATAACTGCAACAATATTAATATACCCAGTATTCCCAGACATGTCCCACAGCAGTGTATAGTTATTCTTAAGAGATTGATACTGTGGGACAATTTGCTTGAGAGGACCTTTCTTAGACTTCTTAACGGACAAGTATCCACGAGGTGGTTCGATTCCGTTTGTTGCGTTTGACACAACGGAACTGCTCTCCGATGGCATTTGTGCGGACAGCGTTGAGTGTCTGAGCCCATACTCAAGAACTGATGCTCTAAGACTTTCCCAATCATGTTGATAAGAAACTGAAGTGATTTCGTCTACATCTTTTTTGTATGTATCAATTGGAAGAATACCATCAGCATACTTGGTGCGTCCAAAGTATTCACAGTGTCCCTTCTCTTTTGCCAGTTGATTAGATGCTTTAATGAGATAATATTGGAATGATTCAGAGAGTCCATGAACTGCGTCCCATGCCTCTTGAGAATCATAGTTAAATCCAAGTTTTGCCAAATAGTGTGCCAGACCAATAAACCCTATGCCAAGAGAACGACGTGCCTTGGTGGCGATTTCTGCTGCCTCTACAGGGTATTTCTGATAGTCAATCAACTCATCTAAACTACGAACAGAAAGGTCACATAGTTCCTCCAGTTCATCATCAGATTTTACTTTTCCAACATTGATGGCAGAGAGAATACACAATGCAATCTCACCATACTTGTCATCAATATGATTGATAGGATAAGTGGGCAAAGTAATCTCCTGGCAAAGATTAGACATATTAATCTTATCCTTAAAAGAAGAATGAGAGTTGCAGTGGTCAATATTCATAATGTAGACACGACCTGTCTCCGCACGTTCCTTAAGAAGATTAAGGATAAGTTCTTGTGCCTTAAGAGTTTTTTTCTTAATGGTTGGATCTTTCTCATATTGCACGTAGAGAGAGTCAAACTCAGGGAGTCCAAAACTATCATAAAGTCCAGGAACATCATGCGGAGAGAAAAGCGTGATCTCTCCGTCTTGAATGAATCTTTCATAAAACAATTTACTAATTTGAATCGAATAATCAAGTTTACGGACACGATTATCTTCCGTTCCCTTGTTGTTTTTAAGAACAAGAATATCTTCTATCTCTTGGTGCCAAATTGGAAAGTGGACAGTTGCTGATCCACCTCGGATGCCATTTTGAGTGCAGCATCGGACAGTTGCCTCAAACTTTTTGAGAAATGGGACAACACCTGTGTGTTGCACTTCTCCACCTCTGATTTTAGAGTTGATGCCCCTGATGCGACCTGCGTTGATACCGATGCCCGCCCTTTGTGCAACATACCTGCCAATAGCCATATCGCTACTAAAGATACTATCGAGGGTGTCATCAACATCAACAAGAACACAGCTAGCGAATTGTCTAAGTGGCGTTCGCACTCCTGCCATGATGGGAGTTGGAATGTTGATTTTGTGCCTTGAGATTGCGTCATAGTACCTCCTGACATATGACATTCTGGTTTCTTTTGGATATTCCGCAAAGATTGTCAGAGCAATCATCATGTACATAAATTGTGGAGTTTCATATACTCCACCGCTGCTTCTGTCCTGCACAAGATACTTGTCAACGACTTGACGTAAACCTGCATAAGTGAACAGAAAGTCACGATCATGATCAATAAAGTTATTTGCTTTTTCAATTTCTTCTTGAGAGTATTTGGTGTAGATATCATGATCATAAACTTCAGCACACACACAATCAACGATGTGCTGTTCTAGGGTAGGAAGTTCTTTCATCTTCCCATAGAGTTGCTTACGAACGGCAAAGAGAAGCAGACGAGCAGCAACGTATTGATAGTTGGGATGGTCCAAATCAATCAAGTCAGAAGCAGCACGAATCAAAATCTCTTGGATTTCTGCTGTTGTGATGCCATCATAAAACTGAATACCAGATTTCATCTCAACTTGACTCGCAGAAACTCCTGCAAGACCTTTACATGCTTCCTCAACCATCAAGTGCATTTTCTCTAGGTCAAGAGACTCAATTCTTCCATCACGTTTTTTAACCTTGGTCCCGTTACTCATATCTTCTTCCAAGTAGTAAATTTAAGTTTTGCCTCTAGTCCAGAGTAAGTATTTAACTTTATCACGGACTGCACATTCAGTCCAGATAAAACCATATCATTGATGTCTTTTTCCTTCACGTTAGAGGGCCAGATGACGATTCTTTCTCCTCTATCAATGGTGCGGGAGATTCTTGATACGATTTCTGAATTACGTGGTTCGTTATCATAGATCCAAACACAATCGCAAATACCCCACTTAGCAATATCACCGTCAGCTCCACAAAGAGCAATCGCATTGCGAATGAAAGTTGAGTCGAACGGACCTTCGGTGACGTAGACAGTTTCACTTTTTTTAATTTCATCGAGACCATAGATTTTTGGTGCGTCATCATTAAGCATCACGGTAATGTATTTAATCTTGCTGGGACCAAGTGCTCTTCCCTGAAATCCAACCAGAGTATTTTGATAGAACAAAGGAATGATAATCCTGGGTTCATCTCTTTCTGTGCTGTCGAATGTCTGTTGAAGAGAGTTCGTCCACTCTTTAAATTTTTCAGCGTAATAATAGTTATCTGGGTTTAACTTTCTATTTACCAAATACTCATTTGCGTCAGGATTTTCTGATGCTTTTAGTAAATCTAACTTTGGTTTAAATTTTGGTGTTTCAAAATGAAACATTGGTTCATCAGCAGTAAAGTTGCGACCAGTATGCCCCTCTTTAAATTTTTCGAACGTATATTGTTTATGAATTACTGGGTCAATCTGCCTTAAGAAATTATTGAATGATACATTAATTCCGCAGTTATGACACTTATAGTTTGTATTGTTCTTGATTTGATAAAGGTATCCTCTTGCTTTGTTTCTATTCTTCTGGGAATCTCCACAAATAGGACAACGAAAGTTATAAAGATTATTCTTTACTTTTTTAAACTTTTGAAACCGAGCAGATATCAAATTGATGTATTTAACATCAACATAATCCATAATTAAACCTTAAAGTTCTTACCTTCCATTATAGAACTTTGAGGTTGAGGTGTCAAGATTTGAATCGCAGCAGGAGTTTTGAGTAAAAACGTGATGCAGGCAAGAGCGCCTATTGCCATCCAGACACGCTTCTCTATAACTTGTACTCTTGACACAATGATGTCATAATCGCTGTCAACTTTATCACGGAGTTTGTCAATTTTTGCAAAGAGTATGTTGTCAGTTTCTTCTTGTTTGGTAATTCTTTCCTCATGGACTGCGAGCATCTTACTCACATTACTATTTACTTCACTAAGTTTTTCAATAGCACTATCAATCTTGAGAATAATATCTCTTACATCTTCAAGTTTTTGCTCCAAGACCGCGACCTTAATTTGTTCCATTGGGATTTAAGTAATCTAACCAATACTTTCTAGATCCTCGACCAGCATAGACATATTTTTTTCTTTTTTTAACTGGTGGGTTATCCCCAGCCTCGACACTACCTGCAATTTTACCATGACCCATTGCCATTGTTGGCATCTCTTCATGAAGATGAGTTCTTATAATGTCAATGATTCGATCAATCTTCTTCCTTTCCATTATAGATTTTATTGAGTTCTTTTAAACAGTAAAGATCGACTTGTATATCATGTATGTAACACTTAGGATACTCTGGAAATCGATTTAAGAATATGATAAAAGATTTCATTGAGGACCATAACTCTTTTTCAATTTTAAAAAACAACATTGGAGTTGTTGCCTCACCAAAAATATTATAAAGAATAATAAAGTGGTTGAGAATTAAATGGATCTTGAGTTGACCCGTGTTCTTGTATCGCTTCAGTAATCTTTTGATATACTTAAAATGATTTAAATCTCTATCAAAATCCTCTTTGGTTACTGCCTGAGGATTTTCATAATGTTTAATCGCAAATAGAAGAAAATTATCTTCATTCAACTCATTGAATAACATAGATTATATCATTCGTTAGTTGGATATAGGATCGAGTCAGTGCCAGTGGTGATGCCAGACATTGCGACAAGAACTTCTGTTTTAACTCTTGCATTTCCTGCATTATCAGTATAAGTTGTAACACCAACCCATCCCTGATGAGTGAATCCGCTATATGCAGATGTAACTCCGTCTGTAGAAATACCATAAACCAACTTATCATTGGTTCCGTAAGAAGCTTCACTAAAGGAAGAGTCTCTAACGGTGTACTTGGGAAGTTCACTTACAAAGAAACTTGTTCCTGCAATCGCTGCACCACTTAATCCAGTGGTTGATCCAATAGTCAATTGGGTGGTGCTGGCAATACCAACAATCACAGCATCACCAAAATAAGTGCCGCCACTACGAGCACCAAATCTAATCACATCACCAGTTTTAGCCGCACCAGTGTTTCCAAAAGTAGTTCCACTACCAGTCACAACGAGAGTACTGTAGTCTAAAGATACTGTACCACCAGAACCAACATTATCATTGTTTCCCCAGAGTGCCATGTCTGTCTTCCGATAAAAATTTATTTGCTATAAGATATTTATAAAAGAGGAGACCTTACTTCTGGTCTCCTTTACGCAAAACAACTCTCAAAAAACTAGTTGTTAAGTCTAATAATCCATTCTCCTCAAACCTTTTTGTTTTTGCTAACCACTCTGATGCGGTCAGCAAAAATCCTAGAACAATGGTTGCTCCCCAGTTAGTTACAAAGCAGGTAATCATACTTGTGGAGTAAAGAGTTTATCCTTTACAAGAGTAAGCACCACATCATCAATGCTATTATCAGTGGACTTCACATACTTAGTTAAAAGTTCAACGACAAGATTTTTAACTGCTGGGTTTGATGCAAAAGAAAGAATGAGTGGTTTTACCACTGCGACTACTGCGCCCATGATGTCCTCCGTAAGAGAGTATCCTACCCTATTTAGAAATTAATCTCTTGGAGAATGCATCAGGTCCTGTGCTCTTTGAGCATCAGCACGACGCTTTGCTACCTTCTGTGCAGGAGTCATACTTGGTCCAGGTGTGGGACCTCCTCTATCCTTTTTCTCTCCTCTTGGTTGCACTCCTAATCTACCAGAACCCATGGATTTAGCAACTAACTCAAATGCTTTATCGCGTGGTTTTCTTGGAGTTCCTTTCTCTGCTCTTCTTCTTTCATCAAGTTGTTCGCCCTCTGGTTCATAAGATTGGCGAAGTTCTTTCATTGCGGCATCCATTTGTGAAGCTCTATTTCCCAGTCTACCAGCAATTCCTGTATTTTGGGGTGCAGTTGTCGCTGGTTTTTTTGGTCCAGATAATGGATTTTTAATTCCTAATCTTGGGTGACCGATATATCCATCACCAGATTGACCACCCAATACTTCATCAAGTTGCTCATCTTCTGATTTATATGGTTCCCAATCAATATTTTGTTCTGCAATTTTCTTTGCCATCTTGGTGGCAGTCGCATACATCACTTCTTTACCACGACCAGGATATCTTTCTTCAAATCCCTTTTTGTTTTTCTTCATTGATTTTATAATTTCTTCACGCTTAGACATTTCTTTTTTCGATAGTGTCCTCTCATCTAATTGAGTTTCTTCATTACGAATTGATGAAAGAAGATCATCTATCTTACCATCTTTTTTTGCTTTTTTCTCTTTTTTTTCTGCTTCTCTTTTTTCAATTTCTGCTTTTACCTCAGCATAAGAAGGTCCTCCCTTTCTTTTTTTCGCAGGTCTACCAGTTTCTTCTGATTCAGAAGTTTCTGGTTCTGAAGATTGTCCTTTTTTTGCAGGCGAATTTGAAGTCTGACCACCCTCCATTCTACGAGCAAGATTTCTTGCTCCTCTAGAAACTACCCTTGCTCCAGAGGCAACTGCTTTTTTAAGACCTGATTTAAGTTTAGATCCAATTTTGGAGATAATTCCAGGTTTCTTCTCATCTTCATCTCCACTCTCTGTGCTTCCTGCACCTCCTTGTGATGAAGAAGTTGAACTTGTAGTTCCAGAGGTAGAAGATCCATCTCTGCCTCTCTGATAACCGGCAGCAACTTCTCTATCAAGTGCTTTTGCTCCTCTTACAGCAGCACCAGCAACATATCCAGCACCTCTTGCAAGACCTTTTCCTGCTGTTTTTACGACACTCTTAACTTTATTAAGAACTTCACCTCTCTTCTTTGCTGCTGGATTTTCTGTATCGTGCCCGTAGGTTACTTCTGCTTCTGTGAGTAAAGCAAGAGAAGTATCAATGGACTCACAGAGCATCGTCTCTATCTCATCAAGTTCATATCCCTCTTCTAGACACTCATAAAAAATCTCTTGGACTGCGCTCTCAATCAAAGTATCTGAAATGAAATTCAATTCATCATCGGTGATTTCATCTAATATACTATCAAACTGAACCATCTCAAGCAAAACACCACCAATTTCCTCTACCGCTTCGCTGAGTTTTGGATTGATTGTGATTTTATTTTCTACTGGTTTTTCCTTAATAATTTTTTTTTTATCTTCTACATCAGTCATCACTTCAGAGAGTTCTTGTCTCCAGTTTGAGAAACCCTCTTTCATTCCTTTCTTTTTAGCAATTGCTTTTCCAACTGCTTTTCTCCTGTTGTGAAGATACTTATCTGACTTATCAGTCTTACCATCATTATTAATATCAGCATCCTCTCGACCTACAGGATCTAGTGCTTCATTATGTTGAGGAGATTGTCCGATTCTATCAAATCTTTCTCTTTCTTTTTGACTAGTAATGGCTCTTACGATATTAGCAGACTTAGTT